AAAAACAAATTCACCGATTGGCATTGACTTGTATATGATCCCATTAAAATTAGGATGTGTAAGATCGTCTTCATCAACCATGACGCAAATCGTTCCGAACGATGTGTAATCAAGGAACGCCTCACCGATCACAGAATAAAAATTGGATTGATGCATGGTAAAAAACATCTTCTCAACAGCCGCATCGAACCACGCCTTAACTTCCGGATCATCGTTAAATTCCGCCATCGGATGGGCATCAGGAATTTTCAGCTTGTACCAGACTACTGAGCTCGGGCAAAGAGAGTTCTGCATGGATAAAGCGAGAAGTCTATTCGCTTCTGTGGCCGTAGAGTCAAATCTTTTGTTGGTGTTAGGCTGGCCATATTGCAAGGTAGACGAATCCACTTTGCCTTTTCTCGGGCGAATATAATCTCGAACATCCCGAAAGAACGGCTCCCATTGAACACGCCGCTGTTTCAGTTTTTCGTGACGTTTAAGTAGCGAAATAATATCTGGCATCAGTCACCTAGTAGTTTTTTTCTATAAGTTGAACCCGCACCACCTTGCGATTGGGAACTTAACGGTCCTGCAAGAACGGTTCGACCTGTTTGTTTTCTTTTGCCCATTGTTGGTTTTGGGTTTTTCGTTTCGCTTGCTTTAGCAGTTTGAGTCGAACCCTTATCTAAAATTCCACGATCTAATAATTTCTCCCCAAATACCCTGCCGACTTTATCAAATGCATGACCCGAGGGAATGTTTTGTCCGGTCCGGCTTGTAACGGTAACCCCAGGATTACGCCTCAGATATTCCGCTTCAATCGGCCTTAACATTGATGTTGCCCCCATGTTAATCCCCTAGTAGTTTTTTCTTGTAAGAATCGGCACCAGTTGTGTCACCTAATGGACCCGTCATAATTGTCGATCTTCGGCCACTGCGTTTCCTGGATAAAAGATCCTGTCGCGCCGCAGTTTCTTCCGCTGTTTTATCAATTTCTGGCGGAGCTTTTGGAGGATCCGGCATTTTTGGCGGAGGGGGCAAAACCGGGGGTAATGGAGCCGGTGGTAATGGCGCAGGACTTGGCATTTTTGGCGGACTAAACAATGAACCCATGTGTAAAACTCCTATGATTATCAGTAGCAATTTAATGAAATATGTATAATTCTGGCAATCTAATAATTAAAAATGTCACCCCTGCCAGAATTAAAAATGTCGTAGTCATTCATCGATTGAGTTTGCTTAGTGTTCGACTCTTCAAACCCATCCAGGTAGAACGCATTTGAGCATTCGATCAGCGCATCGACCCCGTGTGAGGACCAATCATGTACCGGAGATGAAAATGTCCGGGTCTTATCGTTGAATGCCTTATGGTAATTTCGTAGGGCCGCGATCCCCAGCTTGCATTTCTCGGCATCGAACCAGCAACGCCCAAGGTATCGCCGGAGCGAATCGATGGATTCCATCTTCTCAACCTTCTTGCCGACCATGAAATCAATTCCCAGGTTCATAGCGGTATCTCTTCGGGATCGCCCGGTGGAAAACTCGCGCACCTGGATGTCATGCGGCGCATGGTGTTTTCCGTAGACATATGGTTTGCTCCGGAGAGCCTGGATGTAATGCACCAGACCTTCACCGGAGTTTTCGTAATAGTCGATCAGGCGGGTTTCATTCCCGACATGTTGCGCGAACCAGATTGAATTTTCATCGGCCACACCAAGATCCCAATAAGTATCGACCGGGAGCTCCGGCTCATAGTGCACCTTGGTGATCCGCCCTTGTTCCAAGGCGGTTTCCATTTCACTTGCAAAATAAGCTCCAGGGAGAGCGGACTGCCAGGAACAATAAAATTCTTGGGCCACCATTTCTTTTGACATGCCAGAGTCACGTTCCTCCTGGACATCCGTTTGACTGATCAGCGGTTTGCCCTCATGGTCAACCGTATTTTCAACGGTCAACAAACTGGCAAACCATTCCTCATTATCTTTGGCCATGTTGTACATATCGTATCCATGGTTTTCTCCCCAGGGGGTATAGGCAAAGATTGCCCATCCGTTATTTTCCCGGAGGATCGGACGGATCGTGTCCCATACAGCCGGAGACATTCGGGAATATTCCGAGAAGATCACGCCGACCGGGTTAGTACCACGGAGGTAATCCATACCCTTATCCGTGCCGACCACCTGGTATATCGAATTCCCTTTCGCTCCCTTGACCTCGATCAGCATTTCCTGATCATTCTTTCGGTGAATGATTTCTTTCGGAAAATGTGACATGAATGCGTGACCATCTTTCCCGATTCCTTCAAATATCGCTTTCCTCCCCTGTCGGGCTGTCGGAAACAGATGATAATAACTTCCCGGCCTTTGAAGCATCTGGTCGATCATTACGTTTAACGATGTCGTGTCCTTTCCGCATCTTCGGTGCCAGACTAGGACCAGCCTTTTTACTCCGAGCTCCATCGCTAACCAGACCGGCTTTTGATAAGTACGCGGTCGGTATAGATGAGGTATCGAGATTTGTGACATCAATTGTCTCCATAAAGTTTTGGCGTACCAGGGTGATGGTCTGATCGACCGCCACATCCATGGCTTTTTTCTTGGGGTGCAAACAAGAATTGATCTCGATCGTGGCGCGGATCCGTTCCCTCCAGGGGATCTCCTCATTCGATGCCACCTCGATCAACCAGCTTACCGGATTGAATCCCTTCTTCTTGCAGAGTTCATCAATCTTGACCTTTTCGTCCTTATTGGTGTGTCCGCGTTTCTTATTGATCTTTCCGGTATCCGCGAACTGCCCCTTGCTATCTCGCTTCATTGAAGACCTCCGCCTGGGCGTTGCATTTCTCCGCCACGGCTTCAAGCTCAATAACGTATCGGGTCAGATCAACGAATTGATCCTCCGCTAATCCAATGGTTGTGCCGGAAGTAATCGGTTCAAGGACCGGGCGATCTGGCACATAAAATGTTTCAAGGTTCCTTTGACTTATTCCCGCGCAACCAAAAGTTAACAGCGCGATTGCGGTCAATGCCGCGAACTGTGCTCTGATATTTCGCATCGATCTCCTTAATTTTTTCCTTGGCCTCATTGCTGAGTTCGTTTGAATTTATGAGGGTGTCAAGATTTGCTATTTTCTTTCCCTGCCTGTAGGCGTACAGAAATACCCCGGCAACAAACAGGACCGCTCCACCAATCAAGTAAAGTGTCATTCCTTATTACCAGGATCACTCATAAAGAACCCGAGAATCCCGGCCAATCCCATGCCGACTTGTGTGATGTTTTGCATAATGGATTCCGGAAGATTGACACCGACCAGGGCGAACATGGCGGCAAGTGAAGCCCAGCTTGAAGGTTCTTTGAAGCGTTTCAGAATCATGTTCATGGTGATCTCCTTAGTTGTTCGGTTTGTATGATTGTTGAGTAACCAGGATAATGCCGAGAGAACGGTGGACATCCCAGCGAATTGCGGTATCCGGAGGAGGTAAGGCCGGAAGTTCTTTTGTGTCGGCGGAGGAGGGGGCCGCCAACAAGATCAGCAACGCTATGAATGCCCACCTTTTAATCATCAGTTCTTTCCTAAAATATCAACGATTAATGGGTTGTCGCTAGATATGTAGTAATACGGCTTTGAAACGTTATATTTGTGCTTCACGGATTCCTGTGTCCCACAATTCTGACAAAAGAAAAGAATGTGCCCGATCCTGGCATCGCCAAGGACATTGCTCGAAAGACAGTCGGGGCACCGGAAATCGGTAAACATTAGTAATAGGTCCAGATCACATCGGGTGATTTGTTGGCGAGGTCGGTATCAATGTGAATAAACCCTGCCCCAAGTCCGATGCGGCACACATGCATCATGAGCACCTTGAGCAATTCGTATCGATTGCGAGATCCTTCACATGCGATATCCACCGCTTTCCCCATGCAATGGCTTGAGCTTGGTTTTGAATTAATAGCGGCATTATGGTCAGCGCACCGGAACGAACTATTCAGTTGCATCGGTTTCCCGTAGTCCTCCCGTATGGCTTCCAGGCGTTTCAAGAACTTGCGATTCATGCCCATCACGCCACAGCATGGGCAAGATAATTCCAGCTTGCTAAAGTGATCCGTGTGATCTTTGGCCATTGGCTAAACTTACCCCCTCAAGTTTTAAACATCCGATGCTCATGTTGGATGGGAGTCCCATGTTGACGGCATGCACTTTCAGGGCTTCACATTTCTTAAGATTATGAAAAGACCCGAGCACTTCAATGCGCTCGACCATGTACGGTTGCGCGAGTATGACCACCAATAGGATCCACATCTTACGTCAAAGATTACCAAAATGACAGGATTCTTGGCATTCTGAAAGTTCTTGTCAAGGGATTTGTTTTCCCGAGGGGAGTGCTTTTGGAGGGTGCCGGACAAAATACTTTTACTGTCCGTGCTATAAGTCTGGATCTCCCCTAGAGATAGCAATGCAACTGTTCAATGATCTTACTGCTCTTTAAGAGTTCTTGTAAAAGTACATACAAGTCACTGAAAAGACATATAAAGGAATCAACCGGAACAGAAAAAAGGTTGTAACACTTTTTTTTTCTTTTCTTTCTCTTGTCTTTTCTTTTTGTATTACTTTTTCTTTTCTATTCTCTTTCTTTTCTTTCTTTTTACTTTATTTTTATAGGTCGGGCAGGGTGATTTTCATCCGGTACTTTTGTGCTTTTTCTGGGGAGAGTTGGAGGGTTCCGGAATAAAATAAAGAGGTTTCCGTTTTGGCCTCTTTTGGTCTTGTGTGAGTTTGCAGACACTTAGGTCCCCAATAACGATACCGCCCCCCCCGAAATTCGGGTATCGCTCCTGGGAGATCCCCCCAAAAAGCCAGGAAAGACCCCCCCAGGGGGGTGCCATGGACACAAAGTCCCCACAATCAGGGCATCGATGATCCGATAAAGCGTTTGTTTGCTGGTAGTTACAGGAAGGGATGACAATTGTGTAACAATTCTCATGCATCTGACGCGCGATTCATTTGCCTGGGCGCGCGCGAGGGTGGGGGTGGAGCCTGGGCCATACCTTGATGCGGAACCCACAGACATCTGCCGGATACCCCATTGAATCCTAACTCAGTGTATCCTCAATGACTTAACGCAATATCCGACCGCTCACTCCTTAACCTCAATCCCCTTTGATTCATACCACCACAGTGCCATCAATCCGAATGCCATCTTAGCCAGGTGAGGTTCGCTTCGATCCCCTTCTAACCAGTGATGCCAGTGCTCCATCATATGATTGATCGTGCTTGACCGTGGCAATCCTTTCTCCCAGTTACCATCCGAGCCTGGACCGCCGTGACTCTCGGCTCCCTCGTGCATAACCTTGGCCATCTCCCTCACGAATCCCCACTTGACCAGGTCATACCTCACTGGTGCAATGGGGTTCCTTGTTGCTCCGCTCTTGTATGTCTCTTTACTCATCCGATACTCCCTTGTTGTGCAAGGCATGGAATGGAAGGGCCCAAGTATTCCCCTCCATCCCACAACAGAAACATGGTGCGTTGTAACACATCCAGATCCCCTGCCTTGTGTGTGATAGTTGATTTCATTGACCAATGAGCGTAATGCTCAAGCTTCCTCAATTGTCACGCCAAACACATCCTTGACCTGTTTGACTTTCAGTTTATACATGTCAGTCTTGAACCCTTTGACATCCACAAAGCGCACCTCACCATCTGCCGTGAACTCTGCAAAATCGACAACGTATCGGATGTTGCCAGGCAAATGAAAGGGAACTTGCCGAAGAAAGAAATTAACTAATCCGGCGGCTTGTCGGAGCTTCAATCCACCATAATAGGCAGCTTCCTTCTTACTTGAAAACTTAATCCCATCGACCTCGGTGGGTACGGCATTAAACTTGTGTCTGAATCTTTTAATCATCTCGGTATCCTTT